GCCAGCCTGGCCACCCCGGGGCCTACCTGGCAGCCATAGCGGACCGCGACACCGCCCTGTTCCCGTACGCCGGATCCGCCGTGCCCGGCACCTTCCACACTAGAGTGCGCGACGTCATCCAAGCCCTCAGGCGGGTGGGCGGTGTGGACCTCAGGCAGATGGCGGACACCCTGACCGCGCGCGCCGGACAGCCCCACGCGTTCGTGGCCGGATACCTGCTGTGGCGGTACGGAGTCCCCGGCGTCAACCGGTTCCTCAGCAGCACGCGCGCGGACGAAGTGCCCTACGGCGCCTGGCCCAAGGCCTGGAAGCCCATCACCCTGGCCATCAAGAGATTCGGCGCTCCCCCCTCCTTCCCAGGCGGCGCCCCCGCCCTGGCCGAGGCGGAGACTCTAGTGGGCTACGGGTTCGGCGAAGTGGACTGGATGTCAGAAGAAACTAAGCGGCGTGACGATGCGCTCGCCACCAGCTTCAGTGACCGCGAGATTGCAGACGCGCTCGCGCGGCTTTATAGTCGCGCGATGCGCAATGCTTCCACGCGGGAGCTGTCGCTGGACGAGTACTGGTCGCGCCGCTGGTTTTGGCTGGCGACAGGGTCAGAGGCCGGGGCGAAGGGGCAGTACGGGCCTGAGGCGTTCCAGGGGGCATTCCGGGCGCTCGCCGGCACGCGTGTGCGGCACACCCACAAATCCGCGGCCGAGGGGCGGGGGCCGGGGTACCTGACGAGGCTGCTGGCCCGGTACCCGGGGATGCGTGCCGCTGCATCCGCCAAGGTGAACGAGAGGGGGAAGGTGCGCGCACTGTACGCCGGCGACCCGAGCAGCTACTACGTCACCGCTGCGGCTCTGGCCCCCGCCGAGGCGGCCTGGGAGGACGAGGAGGCGATCATCGCGCCCGGCGCTGCTGACGAACTGCACCGCGTCGGGGACCTACGTGCCGCGCTGGCCGACGGCTGCGGCATGATGTACGATTTCGACGACTTCAACGTCATGCACCAGCACTCCCATCTAGCGCTGGTATTCTCCCTGCTCCCGGCATCGCTGCCGATGGCTGGACCGGAGCACGCTGCCTGCTGCGCGTGGGTCGCTGAGGCCATGGCCCGACAGACGGTCCGCTGGCCCGACGGCCACATATCCGGAGTGACCAACGGGCTATTCAGCGGGTGGCGCGCCACCACATGGGCCAATACCGTGCTCAATTGGGCCTACTTCGACTGTGCGGCGGTCAGGGCCAAGGCATACGGGGGCGCGCGGCTGATGCACAGGCGCCACGTGGGGGACGACGTGTATTCCGTCGCCGACAGCTGGTTGAGCGCGGTGCTGCTGTACGACAGCCTGCAGGGGGCCGGAGCCAGGGCACAGGCGTCCAAAGTCCTCTTCTCGGCCGAGGCCGCCGAGTTCCTGCGCGTGCGATATGACAACACAGGGGTCCACGGGTACGTAGCACGGACGATATGCGGGCTGATCGGAGGCGACCCCTCCGCGGCTGAAGCCACCGGACCGCTCACCAGGATCCCCGCCATCGCCGAGTCACTGGCACGCTGCACCGCCCGGGGTCTGCGCGAGGACGTGGCTGGAGTGCTGTTGCGCCGCCTCACCAGCTACTGGGGCGCGGCCCTGAACCCCGACGGCAGCATAGCCGCCTCCCCCCCCGCCTCCGTCATCCACGCGCCGCGCAGCGCCGGCGGCCTCGGCGTTTTTTGGGATGGGTCCGAGGCCGCGGAATGGCTCCATGCCCAGCTGCCCCGCCAGCCAGCAGCCGCGCCGAGAGTCGTCG